TGAAACCTTCCATCCATTCTTCTCCAAAATTGCGGGCACAAGATTAATCGGAACAACATCCTTAACCCAAGCACAGCAGTCACCAGAGAGATAGCCCTTCTCTCCAAATTCCGCACCTTCGATGTTCTCTAAGCAGACAACACCTGTCAGAACGTTCCATCGTCCAACCTCAAAGTCTTTGATGGGTCTGATGATGTTACTCGGTAAACAACATTCTTAGAGGTGCCTAAAGGTACTCCATTAGTCATTACCAAATCTCCTTGAATATATTCTAACATATTTATACGCTTTACTTTTTTAATAAATAGTTAAATACACCATCCGCAACTACCTACGCATAGTTTGCATTCCAATTCGTTGCAGATGTTATAATATTCTTTTTCTGTTAAATTGTATTCATCTAACACTTCCTTTGTTGGAGGCTTTGGGTCAAAGTGCATATCTGCGCACGCATAAGGCTCTGCGTCTTCATGATGATGGTCATATGTATCACCAAAATCATTTTGTTCAGCACTTTTTCCATTGATAGTGAATACCTCTGTACGGCAAGGTAATGAATGACACGTTTTTATCTTTAATTCCATACGCTTTACTCCTTTACTTCTTTAAAGATTACATTCTTATTATCCTTACGTAGTTTAGGACCGAATGGGTATTTTCTCCAAACTTCACAAGCACTATTGCCAAAAAAGAAACAACCATAGCAAGTTTCTTCCTCGGTTTCAGTAATCTCCAAGACGACTCTTTCTCCAACTTTAAGCTCTTCCATCATCAAAATGCAATTCTAAAATCCTTACCTTTCAAAGTAGGTCTCTTTTGGAAGACGAACTTCTCTAAATCTTCAAAGTCTATCGGGAAGAGCGCACAATATTTATACTTTAATGTGCAGATGAATTTTCCGTTGAGCATAATATCAAATACAAATATTTTCATTGCTCACCCCCCCCTCCTAGTATTTATATCCGTGAAGATACGGACGAGTTTCGTTATACTTCATTTTCAGCTTGATCTGCTCTTTCAGGTCGATTCTGTTGTTATGGGCAATCGCAAAGATGTCCATCAGAAGCTCCTGAAGGTATTTGGCGAGATACCAGCTTGGAGAACTATCCAAGTCCAAGACTCCCATTTTTTCGATGATGCGGTATAAGTCTCCGGCTAAATCCCATCCGAAGATATAACTTGCCAGCTTGTACTCACCTATGAGGTCTTCATCTTCTGATAGCTCGATATTGTCTCCTTCCATGATCCAACCCAAGAGTGAGAGGATGCGAATGGCGATGTCGGCAAACTCAGACTCTACCGTACCTTCCAGCGTGTTCTTGTAGGCGGTAGGCATATCCCTGCCCATTTCAATCTCGCTCTCGTAGTCTTCGATGGAGCCGTGTCTGCCTTTTCTGTCGGCTTGCAACACCTCGCTCATTTCCACGATGATGAACATCAAAAGATATGCTGTATTAACATCCTTTGGGTAGAAGCCCTTATTCTTGGCAGACTCGTAAGCTTGCTTAGATAATACTTCCAGTTCCTCCTTTAAAATGATTTTTAATTCTTTTTCCATATTGATTTGATTATTGTTTTCTGATAGTGAATGCCATATCATTGAGGGTCTTGCACCAGTTTATCCTGCCTTCTCTGACTAACTCATTGAGGGATTGATAAGGCTTGTGGAATCCCCGATTGATAATCTCTGTGGTTCTGACGTGAGGAGGCACGATGTGAGCGGCTTCTCTCTTGTCTTGAATCTCAGCGATGATGGCTAGGATTTGTTCTTTCTCTGTCTTCATTTGGTGAAGGTAAGAATGAGACGTGGGTTACTTCGGACTGGAACATTAATTGTTCCCACATTCCGTTCAAGTCTTGTTGATACCACAAGCCATCGTACATCGTTCCGATGATTGGATTTCCTTTGTACCAGAGTACCATGGTCTTGTTGGTAAAGAGGGCTTTGTGCGCCTTACTGATGCGCTTGCCTACCTTAATATATCCGAAAATATCCATAAGCTAGAAGAGTGATAGCTGACCCGTCTTGTCGTGGTAGTGATTACCCGAAGGGAAAATCAGCTCCTCGAACATAGCGGTCAGGCAGTTGGTGACTATTGAGTTTCCTGCGAGGGCATAGAGCTTGCTCTTGCAGATGATGCTGGCTCCCGACTTCTCCTTGCTCAGGAGCTTGTCTATGTCGGCTTCGTGTACACCCATCAGCCGGAAGCAGTCTCTAGGAGTGTACTTCCTGATTTGGATTGAGTATTTCTTGCCGTTGGGAGCCGTATGAATGATTTGTTTGTTCATAACTGTAACAAATGTCATGTTTGATTTATCTATGGTTGTCTTGATGGTGGGGCTGATGCCTTTGAGAACCATCTGGTTGTAGAGATCTAAGATTTATCCACCCATATCAGGCTTCACCTTCCCCGAAAGGAGCAGGGATTTCATTCGCTTTCCTCCTGTTATCATACTCGATTGATGATTAAGAATAGTGGAATATTGTTTCCTCCGTTTCCCATTACAGAATTGAGAGTAGGGGAGATTCCTTTAACGGAATAAACACGATTCTGTTGCTCAAATCTCTCAGGTCTGTTAAGACTTACCAGCTTTATAATTTTGTCGCACATTATAATTTCTTGATGATTAAGACTCCACCCTTTGGATAATGACCAGTATCTAGCATATTCATTACGCTGGTCTTTGAAAAACTGGAGGTGACAGCAACAGAGCAACCATCAGCCGTTTTGGGTATTGAAATCTTCGGGGTAGAGCTTTTGGATGGATTCATTGATGTCTGCTTTGGTGAGATACTTTTCTAGAAGGGGCTGGGAGAGGTAATACTCAGGAGATACATCATCTTCCAAGATGTCCTCAACCGTTGTCTCCAGCTTGATAGGAGAGGGGAAGTGATACTCTGGGTTCGGATCATCCTCGGTGCGGAGGATGGAAATGACAAAGATGCGCTCACGATTCTGTGGGATTCCGTAATCTTTGGCATTCAGAACCTTGTAGAAGGAAGTATAGCCATAGGAGTCGAGGTCTCGGATATACTGGAAGAAGTACTTTCTCATTGACTTTGAGAGAAGACCTTTTACGTTTTCTAGCATCACATACTTAGGATGCTTGACTTCTAACATTCTCCTTTCTTGGAAAATCAGGGAAGAACGTGTACCGCTACCTTCTTCTGCTCCCTTGCGAAGTCCTGCATTGGAGAAGTCTTGGCAGGGAGAAGACCAGGATATGAAATCAAAGTCGGGAACCTCATTCCAGTCTATCCTCGTCACGTCACCATAGTTAGTGATGTCTCTTCCGTGCAGGAGTCCATAAGCTTGGATGGCAGATGATTCTATCTCGGAATATCCCACTACCTTGAAGTCGAACTCAGGGTGCTTCTCTTTGAGGTACTTGAAGGCTAGACTCTGACTGCCATAGCCAGCGAAGGCTTCAAAAATTCTGAGCGGATGCTGCTTGTTGTATTTGCTGATTTGTATCATAGAGTTGATGATGTTATGGATTCCATTGGATGCCCAAGCGTTCCAAGGTTCCGTTGTCACGATATATCTCCAACTGCTTACGGCAGAAGCTTTGAGGATTGTTGTGAAGAACCTGTATCATACCATAGATACGCTGGCGAAGAGCGTGGTTCTTGGCATCTTCCGTGTTCTGTTCCTGCTCTACCTTTGTCTTGGCGATAAGCTGACTGATTTCAGATGCAGACTCATTGGTTGAAACTGGCGGTGGAGTGCCACCGATGATTTCGTCTTCCCAAGATCTCTGGTTGAGGAAGGTCTGAAAGTTCTTGCGATACTGCTTATCCGGCTGGGAGATAACATAGAGTGGGATATACTCTATAGCTGCCTTGCGGTCTTTCTGACTCATTGAGTTCCACTTCTTTTCCAGCTTCTCCTTGCAGCCAACCTTCTTCTGATATAAATCCCAAGCTCTCGCAAAGGTATATTCATCTTTGACTTGCTTGGGTGGTGGGGTTACCTTGTAGCCGTTCTCCTCTAGGAGCAGGATGGCTTGTTTGATTTCGTCTGTCATAGTTCACCATTAAGATAATTGTCGATTGCTTTCATAAATTCATCTATAGAGCGGACGATGATGTACTTGCCACCATGTCGTTCTACTTCATGCTGGAATACCTTCTGTTCGGGTTCCTGCCTACCTTTCGGAGTCTTGTTTTCGATGCAGAGGAAACCATACTGAGAGGTGCTTTTCAGGAGGATCATATCTGATACTCCTGCCTTCATACCTTCTTCTTTCAGCCATGCGGCTTGTCGGGAGGTTCGCTTGCCACCATTAGGAACTGCAAAGAAGACCCCTTCGAGGTCAGGATGTACCCCACGGATATACCTGACCTCTGCGGCTTGCAAGTTGTGCTCATCATAGGATGAACGCTTGCGTATCTTCTTGCCTTCCTGCAATAGCTTTGCCTTGATTTCAGCGTAGCTTGCCATTACCAGTCGGTTGAGAAAAGGTCGTTGAGAGAATCTTCACCCATCAGGCGGATGGCTTCATCGGCAAGGTCTGCACTCTTGAAGTAAACATTTCCTTCATTTGTCTCAATGGTACATTGTGTACCATAACATATATACTTGCAAATACTCCACTTTTTACTATTGTCTCTGAAGTTCGGCTTCCATTCCTTGTTGAGATACTTGGCGATATTCTGCAACTTATTGAAAGCAGCCAAACGTTTTACCTGAGCCTCGCTGGTGCTGTTATTTATGTCGTTAAAGTTAACTCCATCTGGATAAAAATAGTTGATTTTTTTATTACCAAGCCAGTAAGTTTTCTTTTCCAAGAAAAGTTCCTTGCAAATATCTTCGTAAGTGATAGGCTTCTCCTGAGTCTCCTCATCAGGAGCAGGCTCACCATCCTGCTTCTTACGCACCATCAGCTTGCCTTCCTTATCGAAGAAGAACTCTAGGTTCTCAGGGATAGAGAACTCTACAGCCGTACCATTATTCGGGATATACAACTTAGATAAGGAAGCATTACCTTCGTTGATGTTCTGAATACCCTTATCTGTGATACCCTCTGTATGGATGGAAGGGGTGTTTTCGTCCTTCTCCTTCATCTTGTTGGCAATCATTTCTGCACCCTTGCCGAGGATTGCTCCGAAAAGCATCTGGGCGAATGGTGATAACTCTGGCTGGTTGTTGCGCTGACGATTACGTCTGTTGTTGCGCTTGTCGTTTCTACGTGTCATATTATGTATAATTTTTTAGAATGTTATTAAACTCGTCTTCTGATACACCATCGGCTACCATGATGGTAAGGATGGTGTCCAAGACCTTGGAATAAACTTCGTTGAAGGCTGGCTCATCCATCTTGGCGAATGAGATAGACTTGGCTCGCTCCAAGAACTTCTGTCCGTTCAGGTCGTAGAGTGGTTCGCTGAATCCTGATGTTATTAGGAGTTGTTCACGGAATGTCTCTACCGAACGGAGATTGATGCGCTGCTGCTCGGTGAGACAATCCCAAGCAGCTCGGATCAGGGAGAAGAACTTGCGGTGGAACTTCACGTTGCGTGGGCGGACGATGTTCGCCTTGACAACAGAGCCAACCTTAATCTTTCTCAACTGCTCATAGTCCTCGTCTGCATAAGCTTGAAGACCAAGAGAAGTACGCACAAGATGGATTTCCATAACCTTTGTTTTTGAATATCAACTAATTGTTGGCTGGGAATGGGAGATTACCCTGCTGACCACCATATTGAGCTTGCTGCTGAATAGGCTGACCATTGGCATCAACCTGAGGGGGAAAGTTCTGCATCTGCTGCTGGATAGGAGCTGGCTGCGGAGGATTCTGCTGGAATCCCTGCTGAGCACCCTGCTGGTAGTTCTGCCCTACCTGACTAGCGTACACCTGCCCCTGCTGCATCTGCTGAGGCTGGGCGGTTGGTCGCTGCACCTTCCAGCAATCCAACTGATTGAACCATCGTCCGTCCTTAGACTGATGCGCCTTCAATCCGATGTGAGCGGTGATGATCTCACCAACTTGGATATTGAACTGCTGCAGCTTGTCGGAGCCATAGACCTGTATCACGGCTCGGGCAGGGTACTGCTGATTCAACTCCTCGATAACATATTCACACGAACTCCATTGAGTTCCGTTTTGGCTTGTTCCTGATTGGACTTGCCCTGCTGCAATAATCTTGCCTGTAAATGTTACGTTCATATCTATACTTAATTAAGTTTGATTCTGATGGATGGCTTTGTGGTAGTATCTTTCAGATAGTACTCGTAGTGTTCCGGCTCGGTGTCCTTGAAGAGTTTCGTGTCGAAGGTCTTCTTGGTGGATGCTGCCACATAGGAGTAGGAGCCATATTGAGTCTTGATGGATTTCTGCTTGTTGGCTTCCATCATCTTCATCATCTTCTCCTTCAAGGCATCCTGCTCTATCTTCAAGGCATCAATCCTAGCTGTGACGAGTCGGTACTGCTGCTCGGTGCTAGAGAAGGCTTCCGGCACTTCCACCTCATACTTGTAGTCAGGATCATCCTCCAAGTATGCCTTGATAAGAGCATCAATCTTCTCTTCCGATACCCTAGGCAGCGGCTGGAATCGGCTCTGTCCGTTCTTGAACCACATACATACCAGTTCCTTCACCTTCAAGTCGGGATTCTGCTCCTCGAACCATCGTGCATAGATGGATAGCTGGAGAGATACGTTGTCGTAGTGCAGGGTGGAGGTGGTCTTGTAATCTACCAGATAGATGTTGCCATCGCTATCAGCGAAGACTCCATCAATGGCAGAAGCGAAGTTCTCGGAATCGGTAACGAGATACTCGGAATCAACGTGATGGAGACCGTAGGAGACCAGCATACTATTGAATGCCCGAATCTCTTCTGTCGGGTTCGGGTATATGTTGATGTCGGAATCGAAGACGGTACAGAACAGCTCGAAGGAGTTGTGAATCATACCTCCTCGTTCTGCAGCCTTCTTCAATACAGAATCAGGAATATCCTTGTAGGTGTCGGGGAATGCCTTTCTTACCAACGTTCCAGTGATACCTTTCAGTTGCTTCTTGCCAATGAAGTATTGGTGAGTCTCCTCTATGAAGGTGATCTTCGGCTTATTCAGCTTGATGTTCTGTGTCATAGCCCTAACTCCTTTCTCTTAGCGGATAAGGCTTGCATAAACTGAGGGTTGCTGTTGAGCGGCATATAAGTGCACATCACCCATTTGATGTTGTCTCTGTTCACACATCGCTTCACCATTTCCAAAGCTTCGGCTAGGTTGTCTGGATGATACTGAGGTTGCGCTGACTGGGCGGTTGCCTGAGATTGCTGCTGAGTCTGTGCAGTCTGCTGCGCTGCCTGATGATGAGCGTTATCCTGCTGACCAGTATTGGTGGTATCAGAATCAGCGTTATCATCAATGGCAAACAGACCATTGAGCGCATATTTTCGGGCATAGGATGAGGATGCACCAGTAATCTGACTTCCGTCCATACCTTTCTTGGTTTCCTCTTCTCTAGCCCAACCAGTGGTTGTTTCACACTCGCCTTTCTCGTTCTTGATGGTAGCAGTTGCCTTCACGTAGATGCGGTTGCCTATCAAGACAACATCATCGGTGATGGTGAGCGTACATTTCTGCTTGGCGAGTAAAGGCTTGACAGCTTCTAGGATGTCTTCTGCCTTGCGGTACTTGTAGCCACCGAATTTGTTGAACTGACTCTTCGGTGCTTTCAGTTCCGATTGAATCGTAATAAGCTCTTTCATGTCCTTATTATATTAATAGTTATTGATACTTCCATTCATAGCCCTTACATCTGTAAGTGCCATCCGATTTCTTATTCGGGTTGTCACATATCTGTTCAAACAAGCAGTCGTGGCAGCTTTTCGGTTTGAATAACATATCTTGTTTATTTAAAATGTTCTACAATAAAAATCCCCTCGATTCTCACGAACAGAGGGGATAGGTTGAAATATACAACTTTAACGAGTTATTAAATGCAGTCGCTACTGCGATAGTCGTAAATGATACATAATTTTTATATGGTTTGAAAATGTGTCTATCAAAAAGGAGGGGTGGGAGTAATAAAGCACCCCTCCGAGGAGCGACATCAGAATATAATTGCCGGATGGTGATAGTCGCTCCAAGTTCCCTTCTGCATTTGTGGAGGCTTAGGACTCCCAGCACTCGTAATCGCATACATTGTATTAGTATGGAAATATTAATATTTTATCTATGACAAAGTCGTGCTGGCTGCATTAGAACCATTGTAGTTGTGCGCTTCTACCTATTGATGCTACCTTATTATATATAAGGGTCACGGCATCAGGTCTGCATCTTCACAAGTGAACTCCAAGCGTTCCAAATTCCACACCAGTATGTGTATGTATTAGCTTGCCACTTCCACGTCTAAGCATCATCTGTGGTTAATGATGCTCCTTTTGGGTACGTGTACCTCTCTAGGAAGGTTTATCCTATCCGATATGACTCCTCGGAATCGGGCGATATTGGGCATAGGGTAGGAATCGAACCTACGACCTTGAAGGTGATGGAGCCTCCTGCTCTACCATCTGAGCTACCTATGCCGATTCAAACAAATACTAACTAAAAACAATCTTGAACCTACACAACAGTTGTGGAGCTGGGAATAGCAAATTCCAAAAAATCCTTGCGAATCAGACTTTTGTCCTTATTTTGAGATAAATAAAACGAAAATTTTAAACTAATTAATATCAAACAATTTTTTATGCCGGATTCAGCTCCATATATATCTACTCGTTCACTTCCTTGAAGTAAGAGTGGATTTCCTTAACTACTATAGCGAATGTGGCGATACTTGCCACCAACATAACATTTGCGAACATATCTTTTCTGTTTTAATGGGTTATACAATAGGCTTCCACCTCAGAATCTATCTCCGACTGGGGCTTCACCCTGTTCTGCAGCATCCAATCCTCTAGGTCACTCTTCTTGAAATACAAGGCTCGCTGGTTGGGCTTGTAGATAGGGATGGTATGCTCTGCCACCATCTTTCTGAGTGTTCTGATGGTTACTCCCAGTACTATGGATGCTTCATCAATGTTGAGCACATTCTTGGTTCCGATGAGAATATACTTCTCTATTCGGGCAAGTGTCTCTCCAAGACTACTCTTATTCGTCTCTTCAATATCACTTTTTATCGTTTCATCTTTCATATCACTCGAAGTTAATGGTTTGCTGACTGGCACCAGATGTCTTGGAAGGCTCTCTTCCACCAGTGCCCTTATCTCTGGGAGTGTTCTCCTGCTCTATCAAGGGGAGAATGCCCTTTCCTTTGAGTGCTTCATAAAGGAAGAGTCTTCCCTTCGTTGTCCACTCCGTATTGTACTTCACATCGTGCCTACCATCCCTGCGGATGATGTCCACCGCTCTGCTATGAACATAGCCACCTTTCAGGAACTGAGCGTACAATATCCACTGACCTCTCTCCTTGTGCTGGATTCTCATAGATTCCAACTCCTTGTTCATAGCGATAGCACTCATACCGTAGTCTTGCGCTATCTGGGTGATGGTCATAGTTGCGTTGCTCTGCAGGATTCTGTCGTAGTAGCTCACCTTCGGCAGCATTTCAGTAATCTTGTTGCCCAGCTCCACGTTTGCCTTGCTGATAGTGATGATCGTCTCATCTTTCTGCTTGTTCTCCAGAGCAAGCTGCTGCTTCTCTTTCTCTGCCTTGACCAGAGATTCCAAAGCTTCGAGATAGTTCTGAGGAACGGATGGCTTGGATTGCTCTATCTGTTTCTTCATAGCGTTGAAGGCTTCGATGTATTTCAGTTTGAACTCCATCGCCTTCTTGCCGTTGAATCCCATCGCAAGCAGGGTGAAACCATCTTGGTTCATAACGAACATAGGCTGCTCTTTATTCTGCTCATTCAGATAGGTTGATTCTGAGAACATTTGGCGGACGGCTGAATTTTGAGCCGTCCCTTCTATCAACTTTCTGATAGATTGTATAACGTTCTTATGCTCTTTTTCAAAGACCTCAGCAACCAGTTTGCTATTTGTTAGAGGTTGGTTGCTTTCACCTCTGTAAACTAGATCGTTCATATTCACCTCCTTCTTTTATATTAGTTCAACACTGGCTTTTCGCTTTCGACACCTCCGAAGTTGTCTAGAGCATCCTGCCGGATTGCATCAGCTCGCCTATTCATTGTCTTATATGCTAACGCATTATACAAAGTTGTTTGCGAGCACTGATACTTCTTTTTAAGTTCTTCCCGATTTTTTATAGAAACCGAGATGATTTTTTGCATTTTTACTTGCATATTTCATTTCTTTTGTTTATTTTTGCCACCGAAAACGAATAAGGAACGTTTTGGAATCGTTTCTGCATTGTTTTCGAGTGCAAAGATAAGCAAATCCGCATAAACGACCAAATAAATTTGGGAAAAAGTTATCCCGATTTGCATAGTTTAAGTATGGTTTAAAAATGTGAAATTATGGAAACAACTGTGTATCAAAGAATTAAGCAATATCTTGATGATAATCAGATTTCATTAAATGGCTTGGCTAAGACTCTGAATATGAATCAATCCACTGTTCTGAGACAAGTTAAGGGTGAGCAAACCTTGTCTTCTACCTTGGTAGAGAACTTCCTGAATGCTTATCCTGATGTTTCTGCTGAGTGGCTGATGCGTGGAGAAGGTACAAGTGTATTATGCAAAACCGCTGAATCTGTAGCGGAAAAGACTAAGCTTGATTATGCAGCAGAGACTCTACATTATAATGATGCCGTATCTGATTCTGTTTGGCAAGCTAAATATGAGGAGTTGGAGAAACGCTACGACCAGTTACTATCTATCTTGGGTGGTGGCATGAGAAAAGCAAATGTAGGATAATTAAAATGTGGCGAGCAAAATGAATTTATTAAGATGGATTGGTGTTATCCCTGCTTCTATAGTAGGAATGTATGTGTGTTATTTGTTTTCCATGTTGGCTGGTTATTTGAACTTTGGATGGGGAGTAACCATTAATGGAGAAACGATTAATGTAGTCGGTGCTATGGTTTCGATATTGGCGAATGGATTTGCTGGATATGGATTTGTTTATTGTGGTGCTTACGTTGCTCCAAGATATAAAGGTGTCACGGCATTATTACTGATGATTGTTCTTGTGATTGGTGTGATATTGGGAATTTACCAAGATTTCACTTTAGGGAGAGCAACTATATTGGAGACTATTAAGTTGCTGGTAAATCCTATTGGTTCATACATTGCTTTTGAGTCAATTAGAGAAGATGTTATAGCAAACATAAAAACACCTGAAAGACCAATGCAGGACTTCGGTGAAAGCAGGGAAGACTACATGAAAAGAGTGAATGAATATCGTGATAAAATGAAAGAGATAAAATCTCGTAAATGGTATAATGTATGAATGTGTTTTTATTAATTCTTCTGTTAATAGTACTTTCTGTTGTCGGCATCTATGTATTGATGGGATTGCAGGCTTTTATGCGGTGGTTATCTATGTTCTTTAAATATTTGGAGCGTGGGTATTTGGATATTTATAAGTTGTATCATAGTAATAAGTCTATAGAAGATAGAGACGATTGCAAATATTTATATATACGTTCATGTGGTGCAATAAATGAAGATTATAAAAAGGCTTTGGAAAATAAAAGTTGGATTCTCGCTAACTTGTTAGATTCTGCTAGCCTTTCTATGAGGTGTCACGATTTATATTATGCTAAAGCTTCACTAAAGTTTATAGAAGAAAGTAAAAGTCTATTTCAGAAAGAGACTTTTAATAAAAAAGAAAAGAAGATGTTGCAAAACAAATGGCATAGAACTTTGCATTATTGCTGGATGCTTGAAGAATGGAAAGATATAGATTTTATTGGAGATTGTATCTTTGATATGATTAAAGTCTCATATCGTGAAGTTCCTTTCGATAGATATTATTAATATTTTAATTATAAATTATGGAACAGAAAGTTAATGAAACAAAGAATGTAGAAGGACAGAAGTTCTCTACAGAGTGGTACGAAAAGCAGAATCCAACCAATAAGGGTGGTAATGAGTTGAATGGTTTTACGTCAGTTTTGTTGTGGCTATGCGCTGTCTGTCAGATTTTTCGCTCATTCATGGGGATTGCAACAGGCTTTATAATGATGGACTTGGATTCTAACGCTGGAACATTGAAGATTCTAGGTTGCATATTGAGTGTTTTGATCGCTGTAGCTATCATTTTGATTGTCAACAAGAAGAAGTATGGAATTTACGCCTTCTTTGCTATTGAAATCATCTATGTTATCCTAGGTGGTGTCATTGGTGGTGGAACTGCGTATGTTTTTGGACAATATGCTTTTGCTGCCTTATTCCAAACAATATTGTTGTCTATTCTTCTTTGTTTTAAAAAGAACGGAAGGACTGGTTGGAAGGTTATTTTTGGGAAGTAGTATGTTTTTATTTTCCCAACTAGGAAAAAATATTTTCCCAACTAGAAAAGTAAAATGGCAGAGGTAACTAACGAGCAGAAGTTGTATGTGCTGCTGGACAACATAAGAGACAAGTCAGACTATGAGCAGGAGATATGGAGCATCATCTATGATCACGTATCTCCTGATGATGCTTGGAAAGAGGGTGTTGCAGAATTGCTAGTGAAGAACGCATACCTTAACCGAGGGTATGCCTATGGTAATCAAGAATCTAGGGTGGTATATAGCCCAACTAAGGATGGCAGGAGACAGATACCAATCCTTTGGAATGGCAGTGCGTTGAAGAAAGAGCATGAGGAGGAAGTTGACAAATTCAAAGAAGAGTCAAAGTTTAGAAATAAACACGGAAATATAGCCGAGATTATTAAGCTAATCTTGGCAGCTTGTGTAGGTGCTTTGGTTGAAAAGATTATCGACTTGTTATTTTGAAAACAATTCGGCTATTATCATTCCAAGCAGAAAGCATACAACAAGCTCAAAAGGGTCTGTGTCTTTGAATATATTGAATATCTTCATAGATGCAAAGTTACGGTTTTCTCCTGAGAATCAGGAGGAAATTACAAAGTTTAACTATAATCTCCGCAAAGTTTGCAACAAACGCTGTAAACCTTGCAGAGACTAAGGGTTGGTGCGGAGTGGGGCTATGGTGGAGTATTGTGTTCTTTCTTTTCCTTACTCTTTTCCTTACTCTTTTCCTTACTCTTTTCCTTACTCCTTATCGAAGAACTTATCAATGAGTCCTACAGCTTCATCCTTCTTCTTGTCTATGATCTTGGCATATATCTCTGTTGTGGATATGCGAGAGTGCCCAAGCAGCTTGCTGGTGGTGTATATGTCTGCCCCAAGAGTGAGCATCATCGTGGCGAAGGTATGTCGAGCGGTATGGAAGGAGACGTTCTTGGTGATTCCACACGATTCAGCCCACTTCTTGATTTGCGCATTCAGGTTTGGGGCACATACCAGCTTATCGAATACCAGTTCTCCAGTTTGCTCCGGCAACCAGCTGACCGCTTCCTTTGATAGTGAATAGGTGATGATTCGCTGGGTCTTCTGCATTCTCTTGATCATTCTGTATCTGGAGTTGCTATCCTCATCGGTGTACTCTTCAATATCCTCCCATTTAAGCTGGCGGATGTCCGAGATGCGGAGACCAGTAAAGCAGGAGAACATGAAGGCTTGCTTGGTTGATTTGTCCTTCGGATCTGATGCAGCCATCTTCTTCAACTCAGATATATCAAGATATACCCTTTCGCTTTCGGGAGCCTTGATCTTGGTTCCAGTATCAATGAGGTCGATTGGATTTCTTGGGATAATCTCGTCACGTACAGCTTTCTTTAGCATAGTGTTGAACATGGCAAAGTACACCTTCTGAGTCATACCGCTTAAAGGCTGCTCGGTGAATTTTCCTTTGGCGGTTTTGAGGTAGGAGATAAACCCTTCGCAAAACTTCTTGTCTATAGCTGCCATCGTCACTTTATCTCCGGCATACTCACAGATATGTCTCTCCACATTGCTGATGGTCTTGATGTACTCCTCGCCTCTGGTGGTCTTGGCTTTGTAGTCTCGAAAAGTCTTGATCCATTGAGAGAAGAGCATCTTCTTCGGCTCTTTCTTCACAATGATGCCGCTTCTGTTCTGGGTGAGTTCCACAATCTTCTTGGCTTGCATAGCTTCAATGATTCTTCTGGTCTCCTTGTTGGCGGCTATGGCTGCAGTCTTACCCCTGCCATTTTCAGGCAAGAGATAAAGCTTCGGGTACTCGTATTGTCTCTTGCCGTTGATGGTGTAGGCAAGATATAGGCTTGTCTTACCGCTGGGCATCTTTCTTTCCCTGATTTGCACGATTTCCTTTTTCATAAGCTCAATGTTTATTGTTGACGGTGCAAAGATAAGAAGAAAAAACGAAAGTACCAAATTATTTAGCACCAAATTAGCATCAAAGTTTATGTAAATATATGTATATTGTGTGTATAATATATGTGTATGATATGTTATTTTGAGTAAATGTAATGAATTGATAATCAGGTATTAAACTATACATTTACTAAACATATAGTTACATATAAAAGAGCTACATAATGTTTTTGTATTAAATGCTAAAGCCCATCCGGGAGGATGGGCTTTGCTCTTGTTAGTATGCTCGGCATGAACATTGTCTAATGGGAGCAAGTCCTTAGTAAGCCCTAATAGATGCTGCCATTTGCAAATAGAAATCTAACTTCTCTTAAAATTAAATGAAAAGTTTGGGCTTCTCGTTTTTTTTTCTTAACTTTGCCCTAAATTAGAAGAACTTAAAGCATATTGTAAGATGGCTGCATTGAAATTATACCCTGTGGGAATCCAAACTTTTGAGGAGATAATGAGGCGCAATCTTCTCTATATAGATAAGACGGAATACATTTATCGCATGACACATAGTGGCGGTAAGTATTTCTTCTTGAACCGACCACGCCGTTTCGGAAAGTCGTTGCTGGTTTCTACATTCCAAAGTTATTTCGAGGGTAAGAAGGATTTGTTTAAAGGACTTGCCATCGAAAAACTGGAGCAGGAGTGGACGGAATACCCTGTACTGCATTTTGATATGTCGGGTGGCAAGCATATGGAAAAGAAGGAGCTGGAAGAATATTTGGGCTATCAATTGGCTAAGAAAGAGGCTATGTATGGTATTACAACACCTCAGAATGGAGCAAATAATCGTCTGACCGATTTGATTCTGACTGCTTATCAAAAGACAGGCAAGCAAGTAGTCGTGCTCATCGATGAGTATGATGCTCCTTTGCTGGATGTAGTACACGAGGAAACTTCCTTGCAGGTTCTTCGCAATGTTATGCGCAATTTCTATAGTCCATTGAAAATGTGCGAGCCTTATCTCCGCTTTGTCTTCTTGACCGGTATCACCAAGTTCTCGCAGATGAGTATCTTTAGTGAGCTGAATAACATCTCAAATGTGAGCATGGATGAGGAGTATGCTGGAATTTGTGGTATAACCAAGGAAGAACTGGTGACCCAAATGTCGGCAGATGTTGATGCCCTGGGCGAGAAGTTGGGTAAGACAAGAGAGGAGACGCTTGCGGCTCTTAGAGAGTACTATGATGGTTATCATTTTGCTGATGTCTCGCCTGACGTATTTAATCCATTTAGCTTACTCAATGCCATGTCAAAAGGCAAATTAGATTACTATTGGTTTGCCTCAGGCACGCCAACTTACTTGATCAATATGCTCAACAAGTTCCAGGTGATGCCATCTGAAATTGGCGGTTGTGAGGCTGATAAGTCGGAGTTTGATGCTCCAACCGAGAAGATGACCACCATTATGCCGTTGCTCTATCAGAGTGGCTACATCACCATCAAGGGCTATGACCCAGAGACGGAACTCTATCTCTTGGACATTCCGAACAAGGAGATTCGGGTAGGCTTGTATCGTTGTCTTTTACCTTATTATATAGGTATGAATACGGTGAAGGGTACCACCACAATTGCCAAGATGTCTGCCGCCATCCGCCGCAACAACATCGATGGTGCTCTTGAAATGCTCCAGACTTATCTCGGCACGATTCCTTATTGCGACAATACGGATTATGAGGGGCATTATCAGCAGATGATGTATGTCATCTTCTCCATCCTCGACAATTATGTGGATGTGGAGGTTCACACGTCAAAGGGACGTGTCGATATGGTGCTCCGTACTGCCACCCATCTCTACCTCTTTGAGTTGAAACTAAACCAAAGTGCTGATGTGGCAATGAAACAGATAGACTTGAAGGAGTATGCGAAGCGTTTTGCCCTCTGCGGTCTGCCAATTGTGAAGGTGGGTATCAACTTTGATGTGGAGACGCATACCATCAAGGATTGGAAGATAGAAGATAAAAACCTTAATTCCGCAACACTATAATTT